ATTAGTATTGGAATGTATAAAAGATGGCACGGTGCAAATTGTAAAAAAATGATCAGCCCTAACCACGCCACGAATAAATAATAGTATGAAAGAACTAAAAGAAAACGAAGTCATTGAAGTATTACCTGACGGAACGGTTTACTATTTTGATCTTGACGTATGTAACAAAGTAGCAGATGATGCACTAGACGAGATATTTGCAAAAGAAGGGGTTGAACCTAACTTTGATTTTACTGCTAGTATATTTCATCTATTCATAGAAACGATTTATATCTTATCAAATTCTGGATGGTCAACTGAAGAATTACTAGGTGAAGTATTAACTCACTCTGGTGCAGATTTAGATTTTAATCCAGAAGATGAAGACGATGACGATTAATTTATAATTCTCAACGGGATGGGAAGACAACGAAGCACACTGTTTGCATAAAGTGTGCTTTTTTGTTGGGTAATTTTACCCAAACTAGCTAAATACTATGTTCGCTCTTGAATGAGAGTTTATGCGGTTCCCGCCGCGTAGGCCTAGAACGCCAAACTTTAAAGGAGAAAAAAATGGGACGTCCGATTAATAAAAGATATTTTGGTGCAGATGCCAATGACAATATCAAAGTTCAGTTTTTCAATGGTACCGCAAGTGTACCGGGTTATATTGTAAAACAAAAAGGTTCAAGAAAGTTTTTATGTGAAGATGCTAGTGGCAACACCGCAGTTTGCTTATTGACTGCAGCGGCTTCTGCTGCGTTAGCTGATGGCGAAATGTCTATAACTGTTAAGTTAGATGATGGCACTGTTGTTCAAATAACTAAAATTTCAGCACATAGAATTACTGCAAATGGTGATAGCTATCCATGGAACTTCTCAACAAGCACTACTGATGAAGCTGTGCAAATGGAAGAAGCAGGCACTGATGCTGCATTAACCGATGCAACTGATCTTGAAGGCGACGAGACAATTTAATAATGTCTTAAACATAAAAAAGCCCCTTATGGGGCTTTTTTTGTAAGTTCTTTTAGCTTGTTTTGTACCACATCAAAGTTAACAGTATTAAACAATCCGGGATGCAGTGGCTTTGGATAGTGTTCAACATCAATCCAACAATAGCCAACGTGCTCATCGTTAAGTACAGGTATAAACTCTATATCAACTTGACAAAAGAAAGTATGATAAGTAAAACTACGATTGACGAATTTTTGAATCGGCACTAACTTTGCGTTTGTTGGAAAGAAACTTATTTCTTCTTTGCATTCTCGTTCAAGCCCTTGCAGTAAGGTTTCTTCATCCTCTAATTTACCACCAGGTATTCCCCAAAATTCCACACTTCTCTCATCACTTCTTAACAAGAACAAAAACCTGTTTGATGAGGTTGAAAAAAAGAATATGCCTGCTGATATGTTTTGATTCTTCATATACTGATTTATCATGCAGCAGAGGTGACTTTAAATTACTATACTAAAGTCTCCGGCTGCATAGAAACCTTCCCATGATTTAGTCCAAGCACCGTTATTGAATCTATATTGCACTCCTGATGTTAGATTAGTTACAAACTGTGCGGTATTAAGTAGTTCGCTATCAAAGCTCACAAACCACTCATTGGTACTACCGTCATATTGAATAATATCATTTGCACCTGCAACTAGATTTCCCCAAACTACTGACGGGTTACTATTTGATCCTGACCCAATACTGTCAACAATTAAATAACGTTGTCCATTTTGTGCTGCTGGTAATCCAGCTTCAGGTCCTTTAGAAAGCGGGTTAATTACGCTGTCAACTGCAGGTAAAGTGTTTTGGGGCAGGGTATCAGGGTCAATGTCAAATATCAACGAACGATCATCGGTTGGGTTAAATGCAATTGTGCCAACAATATCAGTTGTCATATATGGATTTTGCAACCATATTTGACTAATGCCGGGCTTTATTGTTCCGTATACGTTTAAAAAGCTTTGCCAATATATTTCAGTATTGGTATTTTTAGGTAATTCTAAGCTGTCATTTTCAGGGTCAAACGCAGCACCGTCCGGTAATACTTGCAAACTATTACCTAATAATAACAGTTTATACCCATATGGTGTAATTTTTTGTCTAGTACCTAATAGCAAGTCATCATCCTGCATGTCAGAGATTGCATTACCTTGAAATATACTTGCAATAATTTTGTGAATGATACCAAGTTTCTTTACTTTTGCAGCACTGCTAATCCATATTGGCATATAGAATTTCCAAGTCAGTACATCAATGGGGTTACCTGATCCAACTGGAATTGTTCGTGAACTAAATGTTAGTCCATCTTGATATACTACGCTTAATGAAGTCCAGTCAACAAAGTTGTCAGTACCCTGAATTTCCATAGCAGGATTAAACAACACCCCTAACTGTTCAATTAGTTCTAATTTTTGGTTATAGTTAGTAGTCCAAAAATCAACTGAAATTCGCAAAGTATAAGGAACCGGCATTATTCGTTCAACAGTAAATGCATCACCTTGTGTTGTTTCAAATTGTTCAGTTTCCGAATTAAACGTTCTTCTACGAACATTCAAGCTGTCAATAAAATACGGATCTTGAGTTCTTTTTTGATCGTACTCCAACCCTGTAATATAATATGTTATCATAGGCGCGCTTGGCATGCTGCTTGCACTATTGTTAGCAATAATGGAAGCCGTTTGCCGACTACTATCACCGTACATAATAGGTACTCTAACAAGAATATCGTTTCCTGCAGGGTCTTTGCCCTTAGTAACATACCAGTTGCTGAACACACGTGCAAATTGGACTAAGAATCTGCGTATCTGGTTATCGTAAAAAAATTGGCTCAAAGTATATTCCTCAATCTGGGGTAATTCGTAAAATGCTTGATAACGCTTGTTTCTCAGGCATTGTGCCACTAGTTGTTGCAGTTAGGTTTGAATTGTTAACAAACGAGCCAAGTTGTGATTTATTTTCTTCGCTGAATCCAACAGCAGTTCTTACATTTTCTGATATCTTGACCCACATTGTATTATCCCATCTGAATAGTTGTTGTGGTAAATAGTCTAATCTCAAAAAGTAGTCGCCTTTATTGGGGCTGCCGGGAAAAGCTATCCCTGATCCAACTGGTTCTCCGTTTGGGGCTTGATTGGTGCCAGGCAAGTATCCAGCAGTCCATCCTGCTGTTCTTGGGGTTGATCTTGCAATATAATGAAATCCGGGTGCAGGACTCAGCCCTGAAGGATCAACACTAGCCAAATATGTGTTGTTGATTGTGTATGGGCCGGTTACCGGTCCTAATGAATTTATAGCAAGTGCAACATCTGCTTCTATACTACCTGAACCAGTATCAGTCACAGGCGGAGCAATATCAACTAGTTCTAAGTTTAATTGATTTTGCATACTAAAGGAAAATCCAGCCGGAGCTAACCGTTGTAACTCTGCTATTACAGCATCAGTTAATCTAATCACGCTACTTGGACTGAATCCGGCTGGTTGTATTACTTCTAATATTCCTATAGCAGGAGAACCTGCAAATACTTGCAAGTCAACCGGTGCCGCTGGTTGATTATTCTCATCTGTTGGCACAACGTATAATTGACTTCTATCATATCCACTAAGGGGAACTTGTCTTTCCGCTTCGGCAATAGCAGCCTCATTGATCTTTATATTGTAATTGTAGCGACTTACTATGTCAGCAAGTGTATCATTCCCGTCAAGATGCCAATAAGCAGTATCAGTGCAGTGTATGCCTGCAGGGACATCATCTATTGCGGTATAATTTTTATCACCATATGAAACTACATATCCAGGAACATACGTTTTTGTCTTATCCCACTCACCTAAATAATTGTCTTTGTTTATTGGCTGATCCAATATAGTTGAATATTCTTGACTATTGACTAGTGGTTCGCACTTTACTCTCCACAAGTGATAGTACCAAGATTGACTGAAGCCTTCGCTAGCATAGTTTGCATCGGTAACTTGATAGTATCTGCGAAGACTTGTTGGTAAGGTTTCATTTAGTGGGTGATAATCAGTAAGATGGGGTAGCTCTAGTACATCTCCGACCATAAGCTTTCTCCCAATGATATTGATCATGTCATTGAAATGCATTGTTATGAAAATAATATCATTATTTAGGAACAATCCAAACTGACTTAAATCAAAGTCTAAATTCTGTACGTTGTAGTGACCACGTAATCTATAAACGCTATCATCGTATTTTCTATCGCGATTTTCTAAAAATAATAAATCTTGTATGTTTGTGGGATTTGTTGCATCATATTTGGGCTGAGTAAGATCATTAGATGCACCTTGATTAGAAGGTCCCAAATATTTATGAACTAATAGGTCTGTTCCACCTATGGTAAACATCTCCGAAATAGTCCTGTCAAAGAACTTATAGTCGTGTGATTTTTGTGAACGGTAAAGTGAAATTTTGGGCATTGTTATATCCGATAGTGTAGTATTTATGACAACAGTTTGTTGTTTGAATGCAATCAGCGGTTGCAATTAACTAAATATCGTGCTACAATGTTGTTATTACTGTTAATAGGAGTGTAAATATGTCTCGCAAAGAAAATAGTGCTGAAAAAGCAATGGTCAAAGCACTGAACCCAAAAGATGTAGACACGAAATATATGGGTGAAGAACCCCTATTCGCAGTTCAGCCCGATAGTGAATATCGCGCATCAACCCTAGCACGAGCATTTACTTGGTATAATCGTTTTTATGGTCGTAAAGAAGGCAAAGACTTGCTGATTCAGTATCTTGAATACAACGACCGCAAAACAGATGCAAAAGCAATGGCAAAAGTCAGTGATAGTGAGATTCTGACAACCCTGTGCTGGCTTGCACGAATGAAACTACGAGGCTTAGTTACTTTGGGTGATGAAGAATCTACGTTAGCTAACGAAATTAATCGTTTACTGAAAACTGTTACTAATCCAGAAACTGCGTTCAAATCAAGTTTCAAATCGGCTGAAGCTGTTCAACCAGAAGTAGCTGTTGCAGTAAAGCCAAATATTCAAGATATTTTGCGTGAAAAAGCAAGTGAAGCATGCGGCGAGATTGAAGGATTGTTTGATACTTTTATTGCAGCAGGGGCAAAATCAACACATTCACTACGACCAATTGATGAACTAGCCAAACGTAATGTGATGCCACAGCACGTACCGATTGTTGCAACCGTGTGGAAGAAAAAACTCGCTGAGTTTGAAACAGTTCTTGAAGGCAAAGACAGTCAACTTGTTGAGGGCTATGGTCAGTTTACTAAAACACAACTGAAAAATATCGTCAAGTTTATTGATGGTGTACTAAGTGACCTCAACAGCTATATCAGCGTAAAGAAAACTGCGCGAACCCCTCGCGCACGTAAGCCGGTTCCGGTTGAAAAGATTGTAGCTAAACTCAAGTATTTGAAAGAGTTCGCTGATGCTACTGCTAAATTGAATTTGGTTAGTATTCATCCAACTAAGATTCACGGTGCAAGTGAAGCGTGGGTGTATGATACCGCAAAACGCAAGTTGCATCACTATATTGCAGATGAGTATAGCAAAACATTTACTGTTAAGGGCAATACTTTACTTGGATTTGACACAGCAACAAGTGAAGTAAAAACTCTGCGTAAACCCGCAGAGCAATTGAAAGAAATTATGGGCAGCAAACCTGCAGCACGTAAATATTTTAAGGATATTAAAGCAACTAGTACAGCACCAAACGGTCGCTTTAATGAAAACATGATTATTGTAAAGGCATTTTAATGAATATCGATCTAAACAAGTACACGGATTTTGTCCAAGCAGTAACTAGCAACGCGAGTAATGACCTTACAACCCTTGTAGATCGGTTAGATATACTAGCCGGTGATGACGGTGGTCCTGACATTAACGTACCGTTATTGATTACTGCATGTTTTGGACTTGCAGCAGAAGCAGGTGAATTTATTGAAGTACCCAAGAAGATTATCTTCCAAGGTAAACCGCTTACTGATGATGAAGTATTTCATATGAAGCGCGAGTTAGGTGATGTAATGTGGTACTGGATCAACGCATGTCGTGCATTGAATCTTGATCCGAATGAAGTGATTGCTGAGAATGTAAGAAAATTAGAAGCACGTTATCCGGGCGGGTCATTTGACCCTTATTATAGTGAAAATCGGCAGCAAAATGATATATGATTTTTCTTAAAACAAATCGGGAATCGTTTACGTTAGGTGATTATAGCATCCTAAATAACCAATGGGGAGTTCCGGCTAATCTAGAGAATTCTAGTAAAGTGTTTTCGTCAATTGCACTAACTGATACAGCAGTGAATATTAATTGGACATTTCCCGATTACCAGTCACCGTATGGGGTTTGGGCGTATCCTGAAGTATTTTGGGGTAGTCAATGTGCTGGAACGCACATTGACTTGTCAACTAGTGTTAAAAATATCAATTCATTGGTAGTAAATTATTCAACCAGCATTACTTCTTCTGTCCCTTATGTACGAGGGAATACTGCGGGAGCCAATATATTGATTGAATTATGGACAAAGAATGCAGCAGGAAAATTAACCAATGAAATTGGTGTTGTCGTTTATGGATGGAATAATCCGGGCGGCGTACCCTCAACAGTATATAAAGATAAACACATTACAACAACACAAGAGGTACACTATAAATGGGGAGATGATTGGACATATGTTACAATGCGAACAAATACTGATGCATTATCGGGTAAAATTGATTTTGGATTGATACTAAAGGACTTGGTATCTAAAGGTATAGTAGATGGTAACGATACCGTTTCCGGAATAGAATTGGGTACTGAAGTTGCAAGAGGGTCCGGATCACTAGTGATTAACAAGTTTGAAGTTTCTGAAACAGTGTCAGTTACCCGCACTATTACTAAAGTTGGAACAAACAACAGTGACACATTTGATCTAACGACAAATAATTCATACAATATTTTAGGAAATTTGGGAATTGATACGGTAAATCTCACTGGATTAACAGCAAGCGCAACTGTAGATTTATCTAAAAGTTCTGTTCGCGCATCTAATTTATCAAATTCTAGTTTAGTTGCTACTAGTAAAATAACAGGGATTGAAAATATAACAGGTACTAACTTTGCAGACAAACTCAAAGGCAACAGTGTCAATAATATCATATTCGGTGGTGAAGGCAATGATATAATTGACGGTGGGTTAGGTAAAGATATATTAACTGGTAATTTAGGAGCTGATGTATTTGTTATTAATCTGTACCGCACAGCTAGCACAGCTATGAGAAACTTTGACCACATTATGGACTATACGCCAAAAGAAGATCACCTTGCCATTGATCCAACCATATTTAAATCATTAAAGAAAATTAGTCCTGACAAGTTTGATCAATACATTCGTTATAATGTAGATACACACATTCTTAGTTACGACGTCGATGGATCAAAAACATATTACGCTCCGGTTAATATTGCTAAAATTGATCTAGTGGGGCTTCCTATTGCTATCGGAATAAATGACTTTGTACCGTATACTGTATTTTGATAAATACAGTATCGGGAGATTACTATGGCATCTGGACTTACACTTACTGAATTAAAAGCAGAATTATTTGCGAACTTAAGCTATCGTTTGGGTAGTGGTATGGTTGATCTTGAACTAGATCCTGAACATTTTGAGTCAGCATATCAATATGCTATAAAAATATATAGACAACGTGCGCAAAATGCAACTGAAGAATCCTACACTCTTATGTCAGTGGAAAAGAATGTAGATGTTTATACTTTGCCGTCAGAGTTTATCAATGTACGACAAGTATTCCGTAGAACAATTGGTCTTGAAACAGGTCCCGCATCTAGTTCATTTGATCCATTTTCAAGTGCAATCTTAAACACTTATCTGCTTAACTATAACTACGCAGGTGGTTTAGCCACATATGACTTTTATGCTCAGTATGTTGAGTTGGCCGCTCGTATGTTTGGGGGCTACGTAATCTTTACTTTCAACCCTGTTACCAAAATCATTAGAATTGTACGTGATCCAAAAGCAACGGGTGAAAAGATT